AGGGCCCCTTAGGGCCCTCCCGGTACTTAGTGACCTCTGTCCTTTTTGGACAGACTCTACCTGTAATACCTCCTCCTTACAGTGTAATAGGAGGTGGTTTGGTTACTAGCTCGTAAGGAGCTCTCATGGCTGGAACTGTTGTAACTAGGAGGATCACTGACTCTCCGTTCTACTTTCAACAGCAGAACGCCGAGTCAGGTTATCGTCCTGTGGGTGGTCAATTTGACCACACACAGTTCTACGATAATTCCTGGGCACCAACATTCCAGTGGACTTCCTCGTATCGGACTGGCCGCGCTTTTCAGCGTGCCATTACCGATTTTCCGCAGAAAGTTGCGGATGAGGACCAGCGCGATGTAGGGACGCCCGACAATTCAGCTGATCTCTTCTTAGAAGAGACTAATCAACTGAAGGCCGAGGCTACTCCCTACGATCGAGGTCATCCCTTTTCCACCGTAAAGGTGGAGAGAAATCAACGAAGCATCGTTGATTTAAGGAGCTACGATGGTAAAGTTTACTACCGTGGTCCCTTGGCTTTGACCTTCGAGGGTTTGCCGCAAGATGGTTTGGATGGGCAGATTCCCCTTTCTGGGATTCCGCACGTTTTGCCTCCTGGTGCTATACCGGACATTGATCTCCAGTATGGCTCCAAGGCAATTTCCCTAACCATCCCGACACTCCCTGTCGCTGGGGCGGCGCAATTCTTAGGTGAGCTCCACGAGGGGCTCCCCAGAAGTATCGGACACTCCATCCTGTTTCGCGAACGGGCACACGCCTTCCATGGTTTGGGAGACGAGTACCTGAACGTGCAATTCGGATGGAAACCCTTTATTTCTGATGTTAAGAAGTTTGCACGTGCCTTTTCGAATGCCGGCAAGATACTTGCACAGTATCGCCGTGACTCCGGAAAGATCGTGCATCGCCACCACAGGTTCCGTACTATCAGAAGTAATGTGAATTTGCCGGTTTACAAGATCGGCTTCTTCCCTGGACTCATCGAGCCCAGTAACTTCTTGAGGATTCCGTCCTCTAATTCGGCTTATGGTCGATTTAGTGGTTTCGAAATCAACTCAATGATAGACGGACACCTAGTCCCGTCAATTTCCGGCAATATCGTCTCGAAAGAGCGATATTGGTTTTCAGGGGCTTACACCTACCTTCTCTCCGAAGATGATTCATTCTTCGGTCGGATGGAGGGGTATGTTCAGAAAGCTAACAAGCTTCTGGGTATCAGGGTTACACCTGACGTCCTCTGGGAATTGACTCCATGGAGCTGGTTGGCTGACTGGGAGGGTAACATTGGCGTTAATATATCCAATTTTACCGCTCTCGGCCAGGACAACCTCGTACTGAGATATGGGTATCTCATGAGGGAATCCTCATGGGCCCATTATCTCTACACTACCCCCATCAAGTCTTTTGGTGGGTGGCAGGGTTCTGTCCACTCCTCTATCAAAGTTAAGAAAAAGGAGCGTGTCAGAAGTACGCCTTACGGGTTTGCCCTGAATCCTGGTGATTTTACCGATCATCAGTGGGCAATCTTGGGTGCGCTTGGCATGACTAAGTCGCCCAAGTCTCTGTTCTAGAAACAGGGAGACGGTTACACCTACCTGGTGTAATCTAAGTTACCGCTTGGTAAGCGGTGATTACCTCTAGTAGGAGTGCCATGTCCTTTTCTGATCCACAGACCGTATCCATTGGCGGTGTCGCCACTTCTCTTCCGAGAGTGGCGGCTGGCGTCAACTCTGGAGCTTTCTCCAGTGCTGACGGTACTGTCAAACTGAGCGTTTCCTCGCAGAATGGGAAGCGCATCCGTCGACAGATCCGCTTGGATCACCAGAAGTACGCGGCCGATCCGACCAATAGCACTATCAATGTGCCTCGGTCGATGTCCGTGTACATCGTGGTCGATACTCCTTTGCAGGGGTATGATCTCACGGAGCAGGAGCAACTCGTGATGGCCCTTACGGACTATCTCGAGGCCTCCTCTGGTGCACGCGTCGCCCAGTTGCTGGGTGGCGAGAACTAGTCACAGCGGCCCTACCTTGTCGAGGACCCGTGCGATTTTGCATTGGGTCTTCGACTCGGTGGCAGGCATTTACCTGCTTGTGGTCGCTGTGATTGTTCTGTCTATTACTCTCACTTTGTTTAGTGGGAGTATGTGGTTGCGCACTGCTCACAGCTATCAGCGTCCTACACTCTACGAAGATTGTAAGACAGTTGTAACTGCTTAGCTGTAGTAACGCATCACAGGTTAGTAGGGCCATGGCTAATGGACAGCCACTCTATAAGGAGGACTGTGAAAAGCCTGACGCTACTTGCTAGAGAGTTGCTCGCTGATGCGGGCAACTGGTGTCACGTAAGTACCCTTCACGATTTTAAAACAATCGTGAAGCGATTTGAAAGCGAGGGTGTATCGTTTTTAACGATTACACTTCCAAAATTCTGTGATGATTTCCAGATTTCTCTGGATGCAGAATTTTGTGGCCCTTCCCTTTTTCTTGGTTTCAAGAAGAAGGGATCAACTCCCG